CAAGAAGCCATTGAAGAGGCCAAACTTGAACTCTTAGAGTATGTAATGTTTGGCTCACTATCACCTATGAATTATGACAGTAACAACAGCAAAGAAACCACGACCTGCAAGAAGGCGCAAGCCAAAGGTTAAAACTATGACTTCAGAAAGTTATCCAGTAATTATTACTGAACAGAGACGTAAGCTTAATGAATTAACACTCTTTGAATTAGGTTTGTTACCATTCCTATATCTTGAGTTGTTAGCTAAGAAAGTTTATGCTAGACTCTCTCCTAAAGCCTCTTAGGAGGTTTTCTGAGGGACTCACAACCCTTATTGTTTATTACTTAAACTCTTATGAAACAAACCTATCAAATGTACTTCGGACGTAATACACCTCAAGGTTATGTTACTGATGAGCAATGGGATGAATTCAAGGACATACTTGATATGACATTCCAAAGTTATACAGTATCTAATTGCCAAGGAGTATGGAAAGGCGAGCCAGAGATGACTAAGTATGTAACGGTTAATACAAAACATCGTAATAAAGTTGTCGATGTATGTGCATCTTACGCTAAAGTATTTGGGCAAGATGCAGTTGGGTTACTTATTAGTGAGCCTATGCACTTTGTAACTAAAGAAGCAGAGGTATATTAATGAGTAATAAAACATATAAAGTTACATTCACAGTCAGAACTGGGTCGGAACCAAAAGATATCCTTAACTTTATAAATAAGAGAGTTAAGGATGCTTTACCTGTACTATCTTTAAACTATGAAGTAGTAGAGGATAGACCTACTAACATTGAACATCACGGAGGTCTACAGAATGAGGAGTGATTTACTATTTAAAATTTATAGTAAAGCACGAAGTAAAATATATAAGTATAAACCACCACGTAAACACTATCATTTATTCGGATGAAATGAATGAGAATACACTTATTGAGAATGCTATCTTAGCTTTCTTACATCATTACCCGGAACATAACTGGGCTGATGATTACAAGGTATTATTATCTAAGGTTAGAAAATTGAATGAACAGCCAAAGGATACTCCCAATAAAAAACGGAGACGTCCAGCGAAAAGAGCGAGGACGCAAAAAGCCTCAAGCACTGAGGCAAGCCAAGAAACGACTTAAACAAATTAAAAGGAGATTAAATGGCTAAGTTTCATGTTAAACTACGATCAGGTCGTGACTTCGTTATGACTTCTGATGCCAAGGATGAGTACGAATTAGCGTACGAAGCTTATGAAGAAGCTGCATTCATGGACGATTACTTAGTTGATGTGGAGTTACTACCTGATGTCTAAAAAGAAAAAGAAACCTTACTACCCTAACAACTGGTCTGCCATTAAAGAATGTCATGACAGTTTCTTCTTTCCTATACCATTTGATGAGTTCATGGAGTGGAAGATATTTGGTTACGAGATACCATCGTCTATTGATTCTATTATTAGAGAACACAACCTTGAGACTGGTAAAGTAACTGAATATGTTTACCGTACTATTGATGGTGGTAAGAAAAGAGCAAGAAGAATCATGGAAGAAGGTAAGAGTGAGTTTGTTGTGTGTACACATGATCAAGTACACCATGTTTACCCTGAAGTCACACAAGAGGAGGAGGAGAACTATGACCCGTTCGATTGAAGATATATACAACTACGAGAAACAAGCACTAGACTTGTTAGATAAAAATAACCCAAACTATGATGAAATTAGATCTCTATTAACCCAACAGATTCAAGATGAGATCAGAGACTACACCTGCACCCGCACTACTTGACGAACAAGTAAAGCTTGAGCGTGAAGCTATTAGTTGCGGACTGAAACGATTACAAGACCAGACTATTAAACTGGAGGATCAAAGCTATGCATCAGCTACTATCTATGGTATTAGTAGTATTGAAACACTATTACCTTTACTCATTAAGCGTATAGAAAAGACTAATAAAAGAATACATGAGGGGCATAATGGTATTGCCTTTAAAGATATTCACAGTCATCTCGAGCGCATAGATGTAGAGGCAACAGCTGCGATCACATGTAAGCTAACCTTCGATAAAGTATTTAGTTACAAAGAAGGAGCTAATCAAGCTGCTAATGTATGTGATTCAATAGGCAGAGCAATAGAGGATGAATGTCATATGAGACATTACGAGACTCATGCACCTGGACTATTGAATGTATTAAAAGAGAACTATTGGCATAAAGCTTGTGGAACCCATCAAAAGTTAGTCGTCATTAAGACACTAATGAATAGGTATAACATTAAGCAATGGACTCCATGGAGCAATGAGCTTCGTATTAAATTAGGTACGTGGTTACTAGATTCCTTGATGCAGTCCAGTGGTTGGTTTCATAAACAAAGGATAAGAGAAGGTCGTAAGACTACGGTTTATATAACACCCACACCTGAGTTTATGGATATCAAGGACGAGGTTATGGCTAATGCTGAGTTATTCAGTCCGTTAGCATGGCCAATGTTAATAGAACCTAAAGATTGGAAGCCTAATGAATCCGGTGGGTATATACTAAATGAGGTGATGAATGGTCACGATTTAGTTCGGAGAGGCGACCCCTTGCTTATACAGGGAGAAACACCTTTAGCCTTTATCAATAAGATTCAGAAGGTTGGGTATAAATTAAACCCGTTCACGGTCAGAGTTGCAGAACATTTGCAGCAGGCTGGCATAAGTGTTGGTAAGTTCCTCCCGATTATTCATTATGATCTACCACCAAAGCCTGTAGACATAGCTGAGAACAAAGAGTCTCGTAAAGCTTATCGTCGAGAGGCGGCAGAGGTAATGAATAAGAGAGCCGCAGAGTTCAAGAGATCCTGCCGCACACGTATGACAATGGAAACTGTCCAACGTTTTAAGAATCGTGAAAGGTTTTATCATCCTTGGTCTTTTGATTATAGGGGAAGGGCTTATCCAATTCCTGCATTTCTTACTCCGCAGGATACAGATTTTGGAAAATCGCTTATTGTCTTCGCTGACGAAGCTTACATCACAGAATCTGGAAAAGAATGGCTTGCCTTCCAAGTAGCAACGACATACGGTTTAGATAAATCAACTATGTCTGAACGATTGGACTGGGTTTCAAATAATATACCGTTGATTACCAGAGTAGCCACTGATCCAATTGATAACATTGGTGACTGGGAGGCAGCGGACGAGCCGTGGCAATTCCTTGCTAGTTGTGAGGAGTACTATGCGGTAGTAACTAAACATACCAGAAACACAACTCGTTTGTGTGTTGCCACGGATGCAACATGTAGTGGGCTTCAGATCCTCGCAGGACTTGCGAGAGACCGCAAGACAGCACAACTCGTCAATGTGTTGCCTTCTGAACGTCCACAAGACGCATATAAGGTAGTCGCCGAGACAGCGAAGCCTTTCGTGCCTATTTCGCTACACAGGGTATGGGATAGAAAGTGTGTTAAACGCACTGTTATGACTATCCCATACAATGCTAAACCATTCTCTAATAGATCCTACATTAAGGATGCCTTAAAAGAGAAAGGTGTAGAAATAGAGAAGGATGATCTTACACTCACAGTCAAGGCGGTAAGGGAAGCTATGAATATAGTAGTACCTGGTCCTATGGCAGTGATGAAATGGATAGAAACTGAGGTAACAAAAGCTATTAAACGTGGAGCTACTGAGTTAAAGTGGGTTACACCTTCTGGATTTGCTATCAAGCAACGTATTATGAAGAAGAAGGTGAAAGTATTTGACTTACAATTACTTGGTAGATGCCAGTTATGGATAGCTACTGATGATAAGAATGAGGTAGATTTAAACAGACATAAGGCTGCTACAGCACCTAATCTAATTCATTCTCTAGATGCATCACTACTGCACCTAAGTATCCGTGAGTATAATCACCCTATTGCACTGATCCATGACAGCGTTCTAACACGAGCCGTTGACATGGATGAATTATCAGCTAATATAAGAAAAACTTATATGCACCTATTTGCTGAACATGACTACTTAAATGAATTTGCACAACAGATAGGTGCAGAAACACAACCACCGATCATTGGTGATCTGGAACCAGAAACCGTGATTGACTCAACATACTTTTTTTGTTAAATGTATTCATTATTTGATACCTTCTTTGCACCACCTACGATAGTAGTGGTCTCAGAAGAAAGATTACAAGCTGCTGAACGGGAAGCTAAGTTAAAGAGGCTAGCTGCTGTTGATGAGAGACTCAAAGAATTAAGAGAGTATCGTCAAACACTAGCTAAAGAGTTAGCACCTGCTCAGAAATCAGGTAAAGACCTAGACAAATTAGATGAGGCAACCTGCGATGTCTAAAAACGTACACGTTACTGATAATGTAAAGTTAGAAGGATTCCAAGCTATACTAGAACCTGGTAAGTTTGGTTACTCTCTATCTGCTGTTGTCGATTCTAGTGTTGTTGATGATCTTGAAACTGAAAGAACTGAAGTCCTTAAATGGGCTGAATCAAAACTGAAAAACCCTAGAAGAGCTACTCTAAAACCTACTCCCTGGGAGGAAGTTGCAGAGGGTAAGTATAAACTTAAGTTCTCATGGGGTGAGGATAAAAGACCACCTGTGGTAGACACAGAGGGTTCACCTGTAACAGATACTAAAACACCTTTATATGGCGGATCTACTGTTAAACTGGGTTTCTATCAAAAGCCTTATATTCTACGGGATGGGGTTACCTATGGCAGTAGTCTCAAGTTGGTTGGTGTACAAGTTGTCGAGTTAAATAAAGAGGCAGCAGGTACTGATTCAGGTGACTTAGATGAAACGCAAGTAGCAGATCTCTTTGGTAAAACAAAAGGATTCAAGGCTGCTGCACAGGAAACCACCGATGCCGAACCTGAAGAAGACTTCTAAAGAAGATCACATGGCTTGGGCTCAGAAAGCCTTCAATAAGCTTAAAGAGTCCAAGACAATTAAATTCAGATCCAAGCTTGAAGAGAGGATCGCTGATCTACTTGAAGGGCTTGGTGTCTCATATGAATATGAATCCACTAAGATTCCTTATACCATCCAGCATAATTATAGCCCTGATTTCTGTCTCCCAAATTACACATACCTTGAAGCAAAGGGATACTGGGCACCAGAAGACAGACGTAAAATCCTTGCAGTTAAGAAGGATAATCCCGATATAGATATCAGGATGGTATTTCAATCACCTTATAATAAAATATCAAAGAAATCAAAGACGACTTATGCTCAATGGTGTGAGCGTCATGATATACCATGGACACATTTCCATGATATTCCACTCGAATGGTTGATATGACCGACGCAGAATTTGTAAGACATGAGCCTTGCGATAATTGTGGTTCGTCTGATGCAAATAGCTTGTATACTGATGGCCACAAGTTCTGCTTCTCATGCCATACTTACACACCCGCAGAGGGTATAAATCTTTATTCACAGTCAAAGGAGAAAATGACTAATGTTAAGCTCAGAGGAGAAGCACAAGCTTTGCACCGACGAAGACTTTCTGAAAAAACTTGCGGAAAGTACAGGATCTACAGAGACGGAGCTACTTTACGCTTCCCATATTTTACGAGCGATGGACTACTTGTTGGAGTCAAAGTAAAAAACAAACGTAAAGAATTTACTTATGAAGGAGTTTCCACTGATACCCTATTCGGTCAGCATTTGTTTCCTAACACTGGTAAACGTATTGTTGTTACTGAGGGTGAATTAGACGCTGCTAGTTGTTACGAAGCTATGCCTTCTTGGCCTATGGTTTCCTTACCACATGGAGCAGCGAGCGCAAGAAAGGATATCCAAAAACAGATACCTTTATTTCAAGGATATGATGAAATAGTATTATTTTTTGATAGCGATGAACCAGGCAGAAAAGCAGCTGAAGAAGCTGCAGGGGTCTTACCTCCGGGCAAGGTTAAAATCGCACGTATGGAGGCATATAAAGACCCGTCAGAGGCATTACAAGCTGACGACGCAGAGGCAATTAGAAAAGCTATATGGGATGCAAAACCGTATAGACCAGATGGGATTATAGATGGTAAATCACTACTAGAATTAGTAACTACACCGCAAGCACCATATGACCACGAATACCCATTCAAAGGACTTAACTCGAAATTACACGGGATCAGGTACGGAGAACTTGTTACATTTACTGCTGGCTCTGGTTCAGGAAAAACCTCAATCATGCGTCAC